GACAGCGTGTTCAGGCTGTCTTGCATCTTGTTGTAAGGGTTGGCGTCCTGCGCCGCTTTAGCCGAGCCGCCGAATTGACGCTCAAGCTCGGCGAGGATCAGGCTTTGCGCCTTCGCGGTCTGCCCGGTGGCGACCAGCGACTTGATAAGCTCTTTCTGCGACGCGGTGAATTGCACGCCAGAGCGGCCAAGGGCGGTGAGCCCCTTCACCGGATCGTTGAGCGCCTTGCCAACCAAGATCGTTGCGGACTGAAGGTCCATCCGCATCTTCGTCGCCAGATCAACCACGGCGGTTTGCGCCCGGTCGAACGTCGGCCCGGCGATCTTACCGAACGTCAGCAGGTTGGCCGTGACGCTGCGAAGGATGTCGTCGTCATCGAACAGCGACGCATTCATCAGCCGTTCGGCCTGCGCCTCAAGGTCGCCGAGCGTCTTGCCGCTGGCGTTTCCCATCGACGCGAGCGAGGCTTGAACCTGCGCCAGAGCGTCCGCGCTTTCCTGCGCCGCCCTCATGGACGCCACGCCGATCCCGATAATCGGGAGCGTGACGCCGAGGGTCAGCGCCTGCCCCGCGCTGGCCAGCTTGGCGCCGGTGCGCGCCATCTCCTTGCCAAAGCGGTTAAGCTCGCGCTCAGCCTTCGTCAGCCCCTTGTCGAACGAGGCCGAATCCATGCCCAGCACGACCCGGAGGGCGCCGATTACGCTCGTGCTCATGCTTCGGCCTCCGGGGGCGGCCCCACAAGGGAGCTAAAGATCGCCATGATTTCTTCGGGGGTTTGCCTGCGCGGCTTACTCTTGCCGCCCATGAACTTCTCAAACGTCGGAAGCCGCTCAGCCCGCGACAGCGCCGCGACGTGCCACGCCAGCCATTGCTGGTTGCGCTGCTCTCGCTCGGCCTGCCGGATCGCGCCCTTGATCGCAGCCGCCATCTGACGCGGCGTTGATCGCCAGAAGTCCGTGACGGTGCCGAGTTGCGCCTCTCGCCAGTTGGCGATCAGACCTTCCCAGTCCCAGCGGCCCGGCGGGTTTTGCGGTTCGCCTGGGGAGGGTCCACGGGGGCGTTCGCTTCCTCCGCGTCAGGCATCGCCCACTTCAGGGCCTCAAACGCCAGCAGGGACGGGCGGTCCCGACCAAGCTCGGTGAGCAGCAACCCCACATCCTTGTCGGTCATCTCCGGTTGATGTTCCGCCAGCCCGATCTTGAAGACTTGGCGGATAGCCGAAGGACCACGGAAGGCGGCGCTGAAGTCACCGCCTTCCATAGCCAGCGCCACCTCCAGCTCGCACAGGGCGTTGTGGTTGAGGCACAGAATGTAACGCTTGCCGCCCTCGACGAAGGCAACCTCACCTTTCAGCAGGTTGGCCATCTATCACCCGTAGGTCGGCGAGCCGGTGAACTTGACGGAGATAGAGCCTTCCATCTTGCCGTCAGGGGTCATCTCGCCGGGCTCGTACGCGGTCACGAAGCACTCGCACTGAATGAACTTCGTGTTGGGCGCCGTGACCTTCAGCGTGCGGACCAGACCGTCGCCGACAGCGGTGCGGAGCAGAACGTCTGTCGCATCGCCCGGAATCCAGTTGAGGGTCAGCGAACCCTCGCCCGCGTCGCGGATCGTGGCGATGAAGTCGCGCCAGCCGCCAGAGCCGAGGTGGGTCGCATCAGCGGTCCCGCCGCTGACAGCGATAGGGGTGACGGCGACGACTTCGCCAACGGAGGTGGGGCTTCCGGCGGCGTTGTCCAGCAGGACCGTCGTGCCGTTGCCGACGATGGCAGTAGTGGCCATAGGATAGGCTCCATCTATGGGATGGCCGCGTCATCACGACGGGGCGGATCGCCTTGCCAAAGGGCGGTTCAGGCGTTCGGTTCTGAGTGCCAGACCCGAAAATCAATGCTAGCGCGGTGGATGCGCTGGTCAGCGTCCGCCGCCTCGTAAGAGCTGCGGAGCGAGGTGAGAAACAGCCCCTGGAAGTCTACGCCGCCGGTAATGAACTTCTGACCGTTCAGGCGCCGACGAACAGCCTTTGACAGCGTGTCAGCCTGGTTGAACGTCAGCCCGTAGCAGTCGATCTGCACGCGGGTTTCGTAAAGGTCAGTCGGGGCGTTGGTGGAGTAGTTGCCCAGCGATGTGATGGGAGCGACCACGATGCACGGCGGGACGTCGCCCTGTTTACGCACAACAGGCCGGATACGCTGGCCGGTCAGGGTGGTGATGGCGGTATAGGCCAGCAGGTAGGCGATGAGCGCGTCTATCATTTGCCCCTCGCCGCTCGTTTGGCCGCACGCGCCGCCGTCTTGGCGATCTCGTCCGCAAGCCCGGTCTTCACGTCTTCAAGGGCCTGTCGCTTGCCCGCTTCCCATGCTGGACGCATGAACGGTTGCGGGGCCTGATCGATGGTCCCGAACTCGGCGAAAATGGACTGATCCACCCGCGTCGCCCCGGCGAAGACTTCCACATCGCTTTCGCGCTTGCTAACGCGGCGCTGGCGACCCGAAAGGCGGATGCCGGTGTCGATGTGATCGCCCAGGTATCCGGTATCTCGCGGCGCCCGCTCTGCCGCGTCGTCGGCGATAGGCTGGGCCGCGTTCAACAGCGTGCGGCGAACAACGCCACGCGCCGTCGATTGCTTCATGGTCATAAGGGCTGCGTCCAACTCACGCAGCCCCTCGACCTTGAACTTCATCAGAGCGCAACGCCCGAGTAGAGGAAGCCCAGCAACATGACCGTCGTCGAAGTCGACACGCCGATCACGCCGACGTACTCACCCGAGCCGATGTCAGCCACCGGGCAGATGCCGCCCGGCGTGTCGGACAGGTAGTAGACCACACCCGCCGTCATCGTGGCGCCGAGCGTCAGTGTTCCACCCGTCTGCACCCTGATCGGCTGGTTGTTCGAGGAGCCAGTAAGCGCGATGGCCTTGGCCTCGCGGGCTTCAGCTGTTCCCGAGTTGTTGTCGGCCAGCATCCACTTGTTCGTCGCGGAGGCCAGATAGACCGCCTTCCCGGCGGCGATGGTCTCGCCGGCAACGCCGTCCAGATAGCGGGCATCGGCGCCCGGAACGCAGTTTGCAGCCGTAACGCTCAGATCAGCCATCGGTCAGATTCCTTCGTGATGTAGGGGTCAGGCTTGCGGCTTGAAGCGGCGGGCCTGGGGAGGGGTTTCGTCTTCAGCCGGGGTCTCGGGTTCCGGGTCGGGCGTCGGATCCACCGGAGCCGCCTCGACCACCTCGCCCGGCGCTTCGTCATCTTCGGACGGCGGATGCACCGCCACCGCATAACCGGCGTTCACAAGGCTGACGCCCCGATGGTCCGCCAGTTCGTATTCCTCGCCAGCGCGCAGGCTTTCATCCGGCCCCATCAGGTCCGTGGTCATGCAGATTTTCATGGCGTCGCCTATTCGTAGAGCTTGACCTGATCGGTCCTCGCGGTCGCGGTGATCTCCAGACCCTCGCGGCGGTTGATCTCTTTCAGGCCGGTGACTTCAAAGTCCCGATCTTGCGCGGTCGTCCGACCCTTCAGCCGAACCCGCCACTTCGGCGTCATGGCCGAAAGCGCCTCAGACCACCGGATGCGAAAGCGCGTGGTGATCGAAGACCCGACCTCCTGCGCTCGCAGCTTCTCGCCGTCGCTGATGTCGTGCTTGTGCGCCCATACCGTCGTCAGCGCCGCGAACGTCTCCACCACCTCGTTAGAGCCGTTGGTCGTTTCGGTGGGTTGCAGGATCACAAGGCGGCGATCCATCGCGCCCGCGTCCATCAGATCAGGTGCTTTCGATGGTTTTCGAGCAGCGCCTCAACGCCCGCCGCCATCGGGATTTTGCCCGCCACGCTGCCGACCTGAGCCGTCTCGCGAAAGCGGTTGAAGTCGCCGACCAGCAGGCAGATAGCCTGGAACACTTCCGGCGGGGTCGCCCCTGCGGCGCCGTAGCCCGCCACGACCGTCACCGTGATCTGAGACCCGCCCCGGATCGTCGGCCACGTCTGGTCGTACTTTAGGACGATAGACGGCTCCAGCCCATACAGCCGCGCCTCATAGACCGACGTTGCAAGCGTCTGCGTCGCACCGTCCACATCAACGTAAGTGATGCTGGTAACGCTCTGGAGGGGCGCAACTGGCAGGCTTTCCAGATCGGCCCAATCGTCCGTTCGCAGCGTCAGCGTTTGCGTGACCAGCCGCGTTCCGGTGTAGCTTTCGACATAGGCGCGGGCCGTGCGGATGTAGCCCTCGATCAGCGTGTCTTCGTCTTCAGCGTCGATGCGGAGCGCCTGCTTCACCTCGGGCAGAAGAACCGGCTCCTCGGTCGCCGCCGTGCTGACAATCACCGGACGCCACATCAGGATTTCCCCTTCCGACGTTCCGGCGCGATAGCCTTGACCGCGCGTTCCACAATCTCGTCGCTGACAGGAACCGCGTATCCAGCGGCGACAAGGCGCGTAGCCTCATCACCGCTGAACCGCTCCGTTTCCTCGCCGGGGTTGACGACAAAATCGGCCCCGGCAATGCCCGTCAGCATCCGCAGTCGCATCAGGCCGTGGCCTTCAACACCAGGAAGTTGATGACGAGGACGTTGTTGCCCGCCGTCGAGCTGTGAAGGTTGGTGAGCCGCAGCTTGAAGCTGCCCGCCGCGATGGCCGAAACCGCCACGATGAAGTCGCCAGCCGAGGTGTGCGTCTTGATCGAAGCGACCACCACGTCAGTCGCCGCCACCTTTGCGTTGGTCACGGTGAACTCAGCTTCAGCGCCGCCCGCCACAGTCTGCGAGACGGTGGTGATAACGCCCGTGTAGGCGTCGCACGTGACGCCCGTGGTGATGCTGCTCGCCTGCGTCACCGCAGTCTGGCCTTGGGTGACGATCACGCCGTCTTCGTTCCGGTAGCCGGTTTGATTGTAGGACATGTCCTAGCCTTTCATCTGGAGATGGAGGGGCGAGCCGAAGCCCGCCCCGGTTAGGATCACGCCTGAATCAAGTGCTTCACGGCGCCGGTCTGGATCAGATCGCCGTCGAGGCGAACCACGCCAGCCAGGCCGATGTTCGGCCAGTAATACTCACGCCGCACGCCGATCACCGGAGCGCCGACCTTGCGGACGTAGTACTTGCCGAAGTCGCCGAACACGATGGGCTTCGTGCCGGTCGCGCCGTTCACGCAGGCTTGGTTCACCGAGTACGGCTTGTCGAACAGCGTGCCGGGGGCGCCCGTGCGGACATCGCCCATCTGCCAGATGTACTGGCCGTCGCCGCCCTTCAGCTTGCGGATAGCCTTCAGGGTGGTGTCGTTGAACATCCAGCGCGCCTTCGGGGAGGCGCGATAGGCCGGGTCCACCGAGTGGTAGAGGTCCAGCAGTTCATCGAACGTCACCGCCGTCTGCGAAACGGCGGTAACACCCAGGGTCGAAGCCGCGACGATGCCGAGCGGGTCGCCCGTGCCGTCGCCCACGGTCAGTTCGCTGTTGACGCGGCGCGCGAGACGTTCGCCCAGCAGTTCGCCGAGGAATTGCTCGATGTTGATGGCGCTGTCTTGCAGCAGTTCCATCGAAATCTGCACCCACTCGGTGTCGTAGGCGAAGGCGCCGAGGGTCAGCTTGGTGAACGTGGCGTCCACGCCGCCGTCGTCGGTCATCGCCACAGCTTCGGAGTGCTGGGCAACGGCCACGGCGGTGTCATCGACCTTCGGGAAGTCCAGCGGGTTGCCGCTCGACGTGGTGATGACGGTGCAAATGTCCTCGTTGTACATCGGCCCCCAAGCCTTCAGGGTCTTGTCAACCGCGTTGGCCAGATCGGTCGGGACGGTGTAGCCGCCGGCGCCGACCGTGGTGGTCTGAGCGCGAAGTTCCGTCACACCGGCCTTGAGGACGGCGCGAAGTTCCGGCGAGATTTCCTGCGGGTCAAAACCAGCGCGGGCCAGCGCGACAAAGGCGTCACGATATTCCGGCTTGCCCTGAACGTCTTGCGCGCGGGCCTCGGCGTCACCGGGGATCGGGCGTTGCGCGGCGCGCTGCTCTTCGGCGCGGGCCTCAAGAGCGGCCACCTTGCGCTCACGCTCGATCAGGGCCTCGGTCTTGTCGAACTCGGCCAGGATCGTGTCGTGGCGCGCTTCCAGTTCGGCGGCGCGGCTTTCGTCAGTGTTGCCCTTGATCTCGTCCAGGGCGGCGCGCGCTTCGGTAACGAGGCGACCGCGCTTCTCGTGCAGTTCAGTGCTCATGGTAGAATTTCCATCTATGGGAGGCGCGGCGTCGTCTCGACGCTGCGGTTGACCGATCTAGCCCGGCCCGGCCTCACGCGGTCGCGTGGGAGGTTACAGACCCCGGAGGGTCATCTCAGTGCGGGCTTTCCGAAGGGAATAGCCCGATTGGTTGTGATGCTTGCGATGTTCCTTGCGGGCGTCGTCCAGCGAGCGCAGAGCAATGGACGTGTCGTCATAGGCCGGGAACGCCGTAACGGTGACTTCGCGAAGGTCTACCGCTTCGATGGTGCGGGTCGGGACCGGCCCGGTCTCGTCCCAACGCTGTTTCGTGACCACGAACCCGAACGACATCCCCGACACATCGCCGCGCTCGATCAGCACCGCAAGGTCTCGCCCGTCCGTGGTGTCGGGAAGGTCGATCTCGACCGCCAGCCCCGTGTCGTCCTCGCGTAGCCGCAGCGTTCCCGCCGTGGTGCGCCCAAGAACGCGGTTGCGGTCATGGCCAATCAGGGCGATCACATCACCGCCCAGCGCGCCCGCAAAGGCCCCCGGCGCGATGATCTCGCGGAAGCTGTCCCCGATATCCGCCGTGCTGTTGAAGACGGCTGCGTAACCGGCGATGGTCCGTCCACTGTCACCAGCGGCGCGGACCTCAACCGGACGGGTTAGCGTCCGAGTTTCCAGGGTCATTCGCCCCTCCGTTGTTCGTGACCGGCTGCGAGCCGAGCGGGACCGTCGCCCCCTGAATGTAAAGCCTGTCGCCCTCAGGCATCGGCGCACGGTTCTCCAGCGCGCGGGCCTCGTCAGGCGTGAGAATGGCCGACTGAACGCCACGGGCCAGACCCTCAATCCGCGACTTGAAGTCGCCGCGCATCAGGCCGTCGAGGTTGTGTTCAACGTAGAGCCCGCCGGGGCGCGAGCCGAATAGCTTAAGGTTGCACTCTTCCTCAAACGCCTTGGCCCATTGGGCGATGAGGTGCTTAACCAGATGCAAGTCCTGTTGCTCGGTATTGGAGAACGTTCCGTGCGTCAGGTCTTGCAGGAAGACCGGCGGGAGGTTCCAAATCCGGGCAAACTCCTCGATCTGGAAGCGCCGCGCCTCCGTCATCTGGCCCTTGTCAGGATCAAAGCCGACCGGCTTCAACTCATACCCCGCCGGGATCGGGAGGATTGGGTTGCCGTTTGCCTTGGCAGCGTCCACAGAACGCTTGATGTCAGCCTGCGCTCGCTTGATGGCCTCCGGCCCGGCAGGCATCGGCCCGACCAGCGCGAGCGGCGGAACCCCGCCACCAGCAAAGAACCCTGACGCATAGTCGTTCATGGCGATTGCAAGCTGGATCGCCTTCGCGCCCATCGTAATCGGGCTATACGATCCGAGCTGATCGATCTTCAGCATGAACGGGATATCGATGACGTCTGCGGCTTCGTACCGCTTGCCGCCGTAGTTGTAGAACTTGCGACCGCCGAGGCGGTTGATCTGCGTCTCGCCGGGGTCCATCGGCCAGATGGCGACGATCTTGGGGCCTTGGCGCTCGATCCAGGCCAGCCCACGACCACCGGTAAACACCTGCTGCCAGAGGTATTTGCGCATCCCAAAGGATGTCCACTCCGGGTTTGGCGCCTCGTTCATAAGGCGTTGAACGCCGTCCTTCAGCCGTTCCGATCCGCCCTTCTTGGCGCGGTAGGCGTGCAGCGGAAGATTTGCCATGCTGCCAGACAGGAACGAAACAGCCGCCGATACGGCAGGTACAGACAGGGCGCTTTCAATCGTCACCGTAGGCAGCGACGCGCTGGTGACGCCGATAAGCTGCAACAGGCTAGAGCCAGGACGCTCCATCCCCGTCACTGACGTGATGATGCGCTCCTCGACGGCGGGACTCTCGCCCTTGCGGGTTTCGCCCCGGCTGATGTCGTAGCCGAACAGCCTCATGCGGCCACCAGCGAAAACGTCGGGTCATCCCAAGGGGAGGCCGGAGCGGATTGCTCACCCATGCTTGCCGCTCCCATCGCCATCGCCAGCGCAATCGCGGCGTCGATCTTGTTTACTGATCGCGTCTTTGCGAGCCAGTGGTTGCCCCACTTGTCCTCTTCGATCACCGCCGACATCATCGCCGAGATCAGGACAGGGTTGCGCTTGAGCCGGATACGGCCCTCAAGGAGCGCGTCTTCCAGCAGTCGGATAGAGCCGGGCATCCATAGCCCCTCGCCGCCCGTCGAAAGCGGCTTGCCCTTTTTGAGCCCGCCCTGCGGATGCTCCGCGAACGGAACCGACAGCCCAAGCTCGTCGATGTCTTCCTCAAACCGCCGGAACGCGAAGCGGTCATAGGCGACAAGCTGGACGCTAAAGTCCCGGTCATATTCGGCCAGCGTTTGCGCCACATGCCGGAAGCTGATGCTCTCGCCCTGCGGTGCGTGGAGATGGCCCTCACGAACCCACACCGGATAGGGCAGCTTGTCGCGCAACTCCCGAGCCGCCAGCGTGTCGCCCGGCGTCCAGGCTTCCACCCACGCATCGAACGTAGGCTTGCCCTCTGCCGTGGTTCCCGTTCGCACCACGGCGCCGAGCGCGGTGATGTCCCGGTTCTGCGACAGGTCCAGCCCCAGCCAGACATCCGCCCCGTGGTGGTCGTCAATCTCAAAGTCCGCGATGCACGGCTCAAGCGCGCTTCGCGTCATCCATGCGGTCTCCGCATCGGTCCAGATGCAGAAGTGCAGCCGCAAAATCCCGTTGAGCTGGCCGGGGATCGCCTTGGCCTGCGCGACCGTCTCGCGCAAATACTCCTCGGTGATCGTCACCCCCAAGAGAGGGTTGGCCTTGATCCAGCAGGACGGGTCGTTAAGCGGGTCGTCGCCTTCGTCCAGCGCGCAAACATAGCTGAACGTCGTATCGTCCAGCACTTGCCCCAGGAACGTCGGGTCAGTCACCGCATCCGGGTTGCCCGCCGCGACCTTGACCGCGTGAGCGTGTTCTTCCCACGCGACCGAGTTGCGATCCGAGCCGCTGTTCGTAATCATGAACAGCAGCGGTTGCCGCCGGAACTTGAACCCCCGCTCCAGCATCTCAAGGATGCGCCGGTCGGGCAGTTCGTGAACCTCATCCGCCAGGACAAAGTAGGGCCGAGGCCCCGAACCCGTCTTGCCGGTGTCCCGCGACACGGGCCGGAAGTAGCTCCCCGAGGAGTGGTGCGCGATGTTGAACTCTCGCCCCGCCCCGCCCGAAAACTCCAGCCGCTTGGCCAAGGCCGGCGACTGCTTCACCATCTTTACGGCGTCAGCAAACAGGATGCCCGCTTGCTCACGCTTGGCCGCTGCGGCGTAGACCTGAGCCCCCGCCTCGCCGTCCGCCGACATCCCCATCAGGCCAATTCCGCCAGCCAGCGGTGACTTGCCGTTGCCCTTGCCCTGTTCGATGTAGGCCCGCCGAAACCGCCGCGTCCCGTCCGCCCGCTTCCAGCCGAACAGCGATCCGATAATGAACGCCTGCGACGGGTGCAGGATAAACGGTTGCCCCTCAAACTGGCCTTCGCTCAGCTTAAGAACGCCCTCGAAAAACCCGAAGGCCCGATCCGCCGCCGTGGCGTCGAACCAGATTCCGTCCGTCCGCTTCAGGTCTGCCAGGTGCCGACGGCAGGCGTTGCGGACATGCGGCCCGGCAACGATCTCCCCCGCAACCACCGCCTCGGCATAAGCCTTAGTTCGGTCGGGTGAAGAACGCATCAGCGGGGTCTTCGTCCTCTTGGTCGCCGTGGTTGACCTTGGTTTCATCAACCGGCGTGGCCGCGAGCTTGGACAGGATCGCGCTATAGGCGCTCAACGCCGTGATCCCGATGTCGGGGTCAGTGTTCATCCGGTCACGCAGAACGCACGCCACCTGAAGCAAGGCCCGGTGCGCGCTGTTCAGCCACGGCAGGTCTTCAGCGAACTCCCGCCACGCCTCTTGCTGGCCAGCGCTCATCCGGGCGTAAGGCTCGCCAAGCGCGCGAACGCGAGGCGCTTTCCGGTCCTGATGGCGCTGCGGATTCTTCATGGCAGCGCCGCTGACTTCAGCCTTCAGGGCCGGCAGCCTGGGGTTAGCCATAGGGTCGAAGCCTCAACTGTGGATGCGTGTGCGTAGGAACCGCGCCGCCCT